GCAAGGTCGAGATGTGGGTCAACCGAGGCATCGGCGTCTGGGGCTTGGCGGTGACGCTGTTCGCACTGGTGCAGTTCGGTGCCAAGTTCGTGAAGGGGTAACACCATGATTCAGGGCCTGGCGTTCTCACTCGGCGAGGGCGTCATCGTCGCCCTGTTGGTCTTGGTTCTGCTGTCTGTGCTTCGCAAATGACTATAAGCGTTCAGATCGGCGACATCCAGGGCGTCATCAATCGACTGACGGCCATCCCTGTCGGCCTTGAAAAGTACGTCATCAACAACCTGAGCCAGGTTGCTTACGACAACGCCGAGGCAGGTGCCGACGTACACACCAAGACAGGCGCACTGAGGCAGGCGCTGTACAACAGAGCTGTGGCCGGTGGTCGAGCCATTGGGCATGATCGCAACCGCGCGCCTTATGCGGCATTCGTGCTGCTGGGAACGCGGCCGCACAAGATCCTGCCGAAGAACAAGAAAGCGCTGCGCTGGCCGGTTGGTGGCAAGTTTGCGTTTGCCAAGGCGGTCAATCATCCGGGCTACCGAGGCGACAATTACCTGTTGCGTGCAGCCACCGAGGCGGTGCGCCAATTTGATCGAATCGTGCGCGAAGGGATGCAGCGGCAATGACAGTCCTCAATTACCAAGACGCTTACTTGGCCAAGTTTTGCACGGTGGACCGCGAGGCTCGTGCCTTCTCGGAGGTTGACTTGCTGGGCACTTTCACGACGGCCTGGCGCAACCGGCTGGCGGTGTTGAAGTGCTACATCCTGGCGTGCCTCGAAAACCAAGCAGATGCCGAGGATCTGTTCACGGCCAAGCTGACAGCCTATCGCAAGGAGTTCGACGGCATGCTGGCACAGGCCAGGGGCGCTGCGCCTGATGCGTCTGGCAATACGCTGATCTTCAACGTGCCGCTGGAACGGGCATGAACACGGCACTGGAAGCGGCGCGCGACGCCTTTGCCGCCATCCCAGGGGTGGCATCGTGCAAGATCGGCCTGGAGGCTAATCTGTCGCCCGAAGACTACCCGATGATCCGGATCGTGCCGTTTCGGATCACGCCGGGGCGGCCGTATTCCACTAGGTCATCCGAGACGTTCATCTACTTCGGCGTCCCAGTGGCCAACAGCGAAGGCCTGGAGGCGGTTTACGCATCGCTGTTCGACCTTGAGGCCAAGATTCTGGAAAAGCTCAAGACCCTGCAAGGCAGGTACGTCGAGAGCATCATGGACGAGGATCGGATCGACACCTACAAGCTGATGTCGATCCGCTGCTTCCTCGAGGGCGCTTAATCGTTGTATTCGTCAGATTCCTCGCGCCACTTCTCGTAGCAAACGGCCGCGCGCTGGCCGGCATTGGTGAAGTCTTCACGCATGGTCGGGTCGGCCATGCAGCGGGCAATGAACTCGTCGCGGCCTTCATCGGGGCCCGGTTGCGGAATAGGCATTTGCGGCTTGCTCCAGGTTGACGATTCGATAGACAGGGTTCGAGCTGGCGTTATGCACGCCAACGGCTGATTCGCCAGACATTACACGGGCCAGCTTGTCCTTGGAACCAACTATCTTTGCGGCGATAGGCTCGGATAATCGGTTGAGGAAATACTGATCGGCATCCGGGTTTTCTTTTGGCTGTCGTCCGCTTAGGTCAAGGCGTGGCGACACGATGCACTTGCAAAACGGGTGAAACGTCGGATTCGGTGCCGACTTTTTGGGATAGACGCCTTTGCCCAGACCGTACTGATCGCGGCCGGTGATCAGGTCGCAGATGCATGGCGCGGTGCTGGTGCGGCTGCGCCGGATCTGGACATACTCGATTTCTTCGTCGTCCAGCAGGATCTGCGCCTCGCGCTGCGCGTAGGCCCGGTGGGCCTCGGTCCTGGCGATCCGCTCGGCAAAGTAGCGCACGCGCTCGTAGAAGGCGGTTTTTAGCACTTGCTCCAATGCCTCGCGGCCGACGGCGCCCTGAATCTCGTCGATGGCGTCTAGCAGCTCGCTGTAGGCTGCGCGCAGGGCGCCGGTAGCCAGGTCGTCCACCTGGATGCGCGCAAAGGCGCTGGCCATCTTGCGCTGCACGGGATCGGACACCAGCACCTCGCGCATGTACTTGGGCAGGCGTGGGTTGTCTGGGTTGATTTGGAGCGGCTCGGCCTCGGGGTCGCGGAAGTTGTAGCCTTCGAACAGTTGCAGCGCCAGGCGCTTTGCGTCCTGGTAGCCGCACACGTTGCGCTGCACGATGCCCTGGACTACGTTGGATACGTCCTGCGCCTCGGCGTATAGCTTGCGCGACAGCGACACAGGACCGATGTTGATGGCCAAGGCCGATTCGGTGCCGACGCTGCGCTGTAGGACGGCTGAAAAGGCAGAGGCCATCAGCTCGGCGTATTGGCCGGTGAATGATTCCATCACGCGGGTGATGGCATCGCGTGGCGGCGTGCCGCGGCGCATCAGGTCCATTGCGCGCTGGTAGGCGGCCAGCACCTCGGCTTCAACGTCGGCCGAAAGGCTGTCCAGCAGGGCAAGTTCTTCGGCCGGTGTCATAGGCCTTGAATCTTAACGGTGGCCGCGCCTGAGTCGCGCTGGCGAATCATGGGGGCCAAGGCGTAGCGCACGGCGTCCCAGATGTGGTTGTTCTTGTCCACGAGCTCGGGCAGCACGTCGCCGGATTGCCGGTCCACCTTGTAGGACCACAGCCTAGCCTCTTCCGCGGCGTGCGTGCAGCGCGGATGGATGACGATCTGATCAAAGGCTCGCAGGTACGCCACCCCGTCCTCTACGCTGCCTGGCCACTTCTGGACGGCTTGCAACCGCGGGTAGCCATGTCGCTGCATGTAGGAAATGGTCTCAGGACGCGCAGAATCGGCCCTGGTTGCGATTTCTCTGGCTCCTGGTGCCACAGGTACTGCCGCATCAAACAAAGCGGCTGTGGCGTCGATTTCGCAGCCCACCTGATAGGCCTCGCGCTCGATGTAGAGGCGTCGCTCGTTGATCCAGCACCGCACGAAGGCAGTCGGGTCAGTGGCAAAGCCCCAGTCGGCGCCCTGGTATGGGCCGTCCCAGTGGTCGAGCGGCTCGAAATTCTGAACGCTGAACTTGCCGCGCAGCACCTGGGCGTCGCTGGTCTGCCGGCACTCGCCTTCCCAGACGTGGGCGTAGGCGTCTGGGTCTGTGCGCAGCAGCCACTCGCGCTCCGCGGGCAGGCTGGTGTCGGCGAACCAGGGGTTGTCGTTCCAGTTGACGCGCCGAATGATGCTGTCGTCTGGGGGGTTGCGCACCAGTTGATAAACGGCATCGGACTCCTGGTCCGGGTTCATGGTGACCCAGATTTCGGAGCCTGGCTTGCGGATCGTGGGTACTAGCGTTTCGAAGGATGCTTGGGATATCGCTTGCCCTTCTTCGATCCAGCAGATGTCGATGCCTTCGAGTGACTTGATGGCTTGAGCATTGTTCTTGATTCCTTTCAAACCCTTGAACAAAAATTCACTGCCGCACTGGCTGGTGATCTTGGACTCCTGAATCGTGAATGCTCCTGTAAGGCCAAGAGCGGCGATCTGGTCGCACAGAAGCTGGTGCACTGAGTCCTGGATGCTGTTCTGGAGTTCGCGAGCACACAGGATGCGTATGCGGGCCTGGGCGGCCTTGATGAGCAGCATCCGAGCCATGCCCCAAGACTTGCCCGAGCCGCGGCCGCCCCAGGCCACTTTGTAGCGGGCTGGCTTGAAGAAGTCCTGGCACCAAGCGGGCAGGGGGATGCGTGGCTTGCTGCTCATCAGGGCTTGATGAACTCCACCGACAGCCCAAGCGGAGCGCCGTCTGCGCCAGTGATCTCGTGCTGCTGCACTTCCTTCCAGCGCATCTGGGTCTTTGACCACCAGATGGCTGCCGTGGTGTCGCCTGCCATCGCCTTCTGAAATAGGGTCTTGCCAACCTGGCCGTTTGCTTTGGCCTTGCCCGAGATCAACTCCTGCGCGAAGTGCTTGCGCAGGGTGTCGGTGTCGATTCCGTTGCGCACCAGGACTGCAATCTGCTCGATAGGCAGACCGTAGCCGCTCATCGCCTCGACC